ATAAGCGTTGGGTTCTTGAGGATAAGGATGGTAATAAGGCGACCTATTCTCTCAAGGATCTGTATGGCATGTTGACTCTTTCTGATGTACAGGCTGCTGCCTGGAAGCCCGTTCAGGCCGACCAGGAAGCGCGCAAGACACAGGCTGAGGCCCATAATGAGGAAAACGTTTGGAAGTTCAAAGCACTTGATGCGATTACTTCTATACTTCAGACTTTCATGCTTAGTCGAGGTATTGGTCTTGGCGCCCGGGCTATCGGTTCTTCTACGCAATCTGACACCGCAGGTCGTAGTACTCGTGGAAAAACCATGGAGACTCGCGAGAATTACGATGGTAAAGGTCATCGTATTGGCGGAACTATTATTGTTCGCGAGCAACTTGAGCCCGATCGCAGTTCGTCTTGGTCTCGTAGTTCTTCCAGTAAGCATTAATTTTTTTATAATTTTTTACGGATTTTTTTTGTATTTATATTTATTTTTTGTATATTTGTCATGTAATACTTAACCCTCTAATACTTATTGTTATGCGCAACACTTTAATTCTTAGTCACTTCTTTGATTTTCTTAACGAACAAGGTTTATTTGCTTCTTATTTGGAGGAAGCTATGTCGTATGGCGAACGTCTTCCTTTTCTTCTTCAAACTCTCTTTTTTAAATTTCCACCCGAAAGATGGATTTCTGGCGCCTTTTCTTGGAATTTAGACCCTTCAAATGATTGGTGTTCCATTAATGATTCTTGGCTTATTCGTCTCAATACTCTTAAATCTGGAAATTCTTCTAATAAATAATTATGAAAAAGCAACTTATCATTCGTATTTTTGGCGCTGGCATCCCTGTCTACGATGTCGCTTTTGGTGAAATTCGTGACGGTCAATTTACTCCTCTCGATTCCGGCGATCTTTCTCTCGATATTCTTGATTGTATCGTTCTTTCCGATCTTCTTGGTACCCACGCCTACGTTCAGGCTTCGCGTCTTCGCGAACTCATCGCTTGCGTTATGCCTTATGTAGACGAAGTTTCGTTCTATCCTAATTTTATTGTACTTTCATTTACTGATGATTATGGCACGGAAAAGAAAGAAAACGAAAAGTAATGGAGCTCGCGTAGTTCGTCGTCCTGTCCTTGGAAACGTTCTTTAGTATGGATTCCTTTTATTTTCCAAAAGCCTCGCCGATAGTGGAAGGTGTCCCCTTCCGCTATTCGGTGGCTTTTTATCGCGGTCGTCGTCGTATTGTGATTGGCTGGTTTCAGGATTTTAATAGCGCCATGGATTTCCTCAAGCGCTCGCGTCACAGTAACCCGCATCTCAAGTACGACCTTTGTAGGTCTCTGTTTTAATGGCTTGTTCTCATCCTATATGGATTCGCAATCGTCGATATTCCCGGAAAGATGCTCCTTTTCGGGACATATCCGATTATGCTAAGAGCTCTCTCGCCCTTGCCCCCTGGGATATTTCTCGTCAGTGGCTAATGGTCCCTTGTGGTAGGTGTGATGATTGTCTTCGTAGGCTCCGCAACGATTGGTTTGTTCGTCTTGAGCGTGAGCTTGCCCGCTGTAAGGCTGAGCATCAGCAGGCGATTTTTATTACTATAACTATTGCTCCTAAATATTATGAAGAAGCACTGCGAGATCCGACTCGCTTTATCCGTCGATGGAATGAGCGTGTGCGGCATAAAATCGGCCACTCCTTTAAGCATGCATTTTTCCAGGAGTTTGGCACCCATCCCGAAATCGGCCAATATCCACGCCTTCACTTTCACGGTTTCCTCTTTGGAACCAATGTTTTGTACAATGAAATTAGGTCCGCTGTTCGCGACCTTGGCTTTGTATGGCTTGGAAAAGGCACGCATAAGCGTGCACGATACGTCGTCAAATATGTTACTAAGCAAATTAAATTTGACCCTACGGAAATCTCCGATCAGAATCTCCTTATAGATGGAAAACTTACACCTCTGGCTCGAGTCCTTGAGCATCGACGTTATACGAGAAAATTCGTATCTGCTGGCGTTGGTGATTATCTTGGTAATCGCCCTGCCCCTTCTAGTTCTGTTTCGTCTTGGTCTTATTTGGATTTTAAGACTGGCATCAATTACAATTACGCGATTCCTCGATACTATAATCGGTATCTTCAACAAAAGGACGAGATCGTTCGATCGGTTCGTTCTGCAGATGCCTATTCACGTTTTAGCAAGTCTGCTTTGGTTCGCCGTATCGTTGATTTGTGTGTTAAAAAATTCTTACCCTCTTCCGCCTTATCCTCTCGAGAAACGTATTCGTGGGAAATGAAAAAGTTCCGTGAATTCACTTCGGCCGGTTCTGTTCCGGCCATGGATCCCCCCACTTGGCTTGACCGTAATATCATTGAATTTTGGTATGATTTTTATGGCCTTTCATTAACTTAATTTTTCTTATATGGCAAAACAAAGCTTCATCTCTCATGTCGTGAATGGTTATTCGCGATATGACGTTCCGGAGTCCAAGGCGTTTACTTGTACCCCCGGGATTCTGTATCCTGTTCGGATTGACTTTATTAATGCTCGCGACCGTGTGTCTATCGCCCAAGGCATCGATGTTCGGTCGAATCCTCTTGCTGTGCCGTCCTTTAATCCTTATACGGTGCGGCTTCATCGTTTTTGGGTGCCTATGCAGCTGTACCATCCTGAGATGAGGACGAACAGCAGCAAGTTTGACATGAACGACGCTTCGTTAAATTGGATTCCGGCCTCTATCACTCAGCCGTCCTCCTCGAATCTGGGTTTTTTTAAGAACGGAGCTCCGTTCTCCAATTCTCTTTTGTTTTGGCTTCGCGTTTCGAATAAAAGCCGGGTCAACAATAATACGAGTACCCCAACCCCTCCTTCCTTAGATTCCGTGTCGTTGCCTTCTGGCGCCGCTGATTATGCTTGGGTTAATGCTGACGCATATTTGGCATATTGGGATATTGTTCGTAATTATTATTCGTACTCGCAGTGGGGAATTTACTCCTTTGCTTCTCCGGCTTCTTGGGTCTTAAATATCTCTTCTAACACTATTTCCTATCTTGACGATCCCGCCTTTTTTACACAGTGTTATGGCAATCTCGAGTATTTGGACGCCTTTTTTGAAAGTCAGTTTTATCCTTCGGCCGTTACTACATCGAATAATACTTACAATCGATCAAATTTGTTTGCTCAAATTTTGAGCTCGAATATAGCTTTTGGTGCTGCTGCTTCGTCTGATGGATATCCTATTTCTACTCATTATGCAACAATGGATACTTATGGACAAAGCACGCCTGCTTCCCAGTTTTCTATTGCGTCGGGAACAGACGGTGCTTCTCCTTTTGTTTCTTATTTCTTGTATGCTCATCCGATGGCAGTCGTTCCGTCGAATCCTGATCGATTCAGTCGTATGTTGCCTGTTGGCTCTGGTTCCGCCGTTTCAATGACTGGCGTTGCTACTATCCCTCAGCTGGCTATTGCTTCTCGTTTGCAGGAATATAAGGATCTCCTTGGTGCTGGCGGTAATCGTTACTCCGATTGGCTTGAGACCTTTTTTGCCTCCAAGATCGAGCACGTTGATCGCCCGAAATTGTTGTTTAGCGCTTCGCAGACTGTAAATGTTCAGGTTGTTATGAACCAGTCGGGTACTTCTAATTTCGCCACCAATTTTAACGGTGATGGTCAGGGTAACCCCCTTGGTCAGCAGGGCGGCTCTATTGCTTTTAATGCTCGACTCGGCCGTACCCAGTCGTATTACTTTCGTGAGCCTGGGTATATGATTGATATGCTGAGTATTCGTCCGGTTTATTATTGGGCTGGTGTTCGCCCTGACTATCTTAATTATCGAGGTGCCGACTATTTTAACCCCATATACAACGATATTGGATATCAAGATGTTCCTGTTTGGAGGTTGTTCAATGGAGGCCCTTATCTCGATAGTACATCCCCTGTTGTTACATCCTATGAGCCTTGTTTTAATGAATATCGATCTTCTTACGATGAGGTTCTTGGGCAGATTTCAGTCTCAAGTGGAAATGTTGGTGACGCTCCGCTTTATCGCTATTGGGTGCAGCAACGCTCCCTTGTTTATGGATCCGTGCCTCTTGTTGCGAGTACGACGTCTGCCTATCCTTTGCTTTTTGTCGACATGTCCCAGGTCAATGCTCCCTTTATTTCGTGCACTGAGGATAATTTTTTTGTGAATATGTCGTATAGCGTTCGTAAGAAGAATCTCGTTAATAAAACTTTTGCTACTCGTTTGTCTAATCGTTAAATATTAGTACTATGCCTCTTGATTGGTTACTTGAAGACGCCCCTCAGTATATTTCACGTGGTGAGCGTATTATATCCGTCCTTAATGGTTCCGGTTCGGTTGATCTTCTTCCTGGTCGTCCTGATATCGAAGCTTCCCAATCGGATTGGGATAAGGAAGAGAGATTTGACCCTGATTTGAATTTTGATCCTAACAGTTTTTCTCGTATGGATAAGTTTGACGGCCTTGAGGTTGGTCAGGAGCTTATTGACTCTGCTCTTGATGCCCCTAAAGATTCTGATTCCAAGCCACCTATCTCCGTTACTGAAGAAAAATAATTTTCTCTTTACTTGACGATATATGTTATGTGCGCGGACCCCTCCTAAAGCGAGTGCGTGATAGGTTTAGAGGTTCAAGGTAGCGACTGCAGGAGAGGCCGCGCATTTTTCTATCGTTCTTTAATCTTTCAACTATGAAATTCAAAGATGTTTTACACTCCAAAAAGTTTTGGACGCTGGTTGCAGCAATCGTGGCTGCCCTTGCGGCTTTTTTCCTCGAATCGTGTACGGCTCGTCACTACGTCGTCCAATCGGCATCTTCCATCAAGTCCGGTGATACTACCCGAACTACGATCACGTACGAGCAAATAGGTAATTTTAAACGTCCGTAGCTATGCCTGTCCCTGTCGCTCCTTCTACTTTCGGTGGTCAGCTTCTTCGTGGTAGTGCTACTACCGGATCTTCTGGTTTGATCTCTGGCGCTATTGGTCAGTTATTTGCCGGAATGAATGCCCGTCGTCAGTGGAAGTACACTCAAAAGCAAATGGCCCTTCAGCAGAAGTACGCCCTAGAGCAAATGCAGAAGCAGGCCGAATATGAATACGGTAATTGGCAAAAGCAGTTCGATTATGAAAACGAATATAACGACCCGTCTAAGATATTCGAGCGCTATCGTGCTGCCGGCGTTACTCCTGCTGGTGTTTTGGGCAGCTCTGGCGTTGGTGTTAATGCTACTATTCCCGGTGGTTCCGGTGGTACCGTTGGTGCTAACGGTCCTTCTGGTGGTCTTCCTAGCCCTGGTTCTGGTCCTCTCGATATGACCGCCTTAGGTCAAAATATGGCGAATCAGTCGGTTGTTGATCGTAACAATGCTGCCGCTCAGCGCGATCGTGCTGAAGCTTCCCAAATTGAGAATTCTACACATGCTGCTGGTTTTCAGAAGTTGTACGATGATGCTCAGGTTGCTCTCTTGCGTGCTCGCGAGAAGCATGAGTTGAGTGACGCTCAATATATTGATACTCAAAATGCTATCCTTGGCTTCGATCTCGTTGTTCGGCAGTGGACCGTCGGAGGTGAGATTGACGCTGTTCTTGCTGATTATCAGGATCGTATCAATAAAGCCAAGGCTTCTAATATTCAGAATGAGTACCTTCGTATTCAGATCGCCTCCCAATTGCTTCTTACCTGGTCGATGTTTAAGAGCAATATGGCTGATGCTTCGTATAAGAATCAGTTGGCCTCTTTGACATATAACGAGATTCTTGATCTTCAGAACGAGATGCGCAATAACTGGGATAAGCGTTGGGTTCTTGAGGATAAGGATGGTAATAAGGCGACCTATTCTCTCAAGGATCTGTATGGCATGTTGACTCTTTCTGATGTACAGGCTGCTGCCTGGAAGCCCGTTCAGGCCGA